AGACGCTGGAAGATCAGATCGCGGCAATGGCTGCATCGGGTTATGCAACCGACCCGAACTATGGTAATCTGCTCACACAGATCGCCTCCCGTATTAACCTAGACGATCCGGGTTTGATTGCGTCTGATGTTATGACCGCACTTGGACGCGGCCCTGATGTATCTGGGATGACCGCAACTGGACGACCGAGGCCCGACATGAATGGACAACCCGCACCTACCGGCCTTCTCGCGCAAGGCGTAGCACCGCAACGCCCGCGCCGCGACATAGGCAACATCCTAGACCAGCTTGCAATCGGTTTTGCTGGCATGTCCCTGCGGCCAAATCAGGGCATTATCAATCTAGCGCAAAGCCGAATTGAGCAGCGGCGCGAACAACAGCAGACACAACAAGAACGCAATGCTACGGCTGAATGGTTGCGCAGTCAGGGCCGCAATGATTTGGCTGACGGCGTTCTTAGTGGTGGCATTACCGGCGCGCAAGCAATGCAAATGGTGCAGCGTCCGTCACCTATTCAAGTGGATGGGCGTCTTATTGATCCCACGACATTTGAAGTGCTTTATGAGGCACCGCAAGGCGCTGGAACTGCGGAAAGCTTCAATCAGTTAAATGTCTTGCGTGATGATCTGAGAAACGAATTGTCGTCTTTTGAGATTGTGCGTCAGGGCTATAATAACATTACTGCATTTTACAACAATCCCAACGCGACCAGCGACTACGCTCTTGCTGTTGCGTTTGCAAAAATTCTTGACCCCGGCTCAGTCGCGCGCGAAGGCGAAGTTGCTGCGGTTCAAAACGCTGGCGCGCGGGTGCCTGCGCTTGGTCAGGCTTTGCGTAATGCCATCACTGGCGAGGGCAGCTTGACGCCGCAAGTTCGGCAGCAAATTGCGGAACTTGCCAATCAAATCTATGGGGAGCGTGCAACTTCGGCGCAGCAAACGGTTCAGCGCTATTCCGACATCGCAACAAGATATGGCTTGCCGACCGATCTGTTGTTTACTGGTGAAATACCGTCTCCGACCGCAGTTATTCCGGCGGTTGTTCCTCCAGATGTGGCGCGCCTTGGTGTTACGCAGGAAGATTGGGACCGCATGACGATAGACGAGCGCCGCACATTCTTGGAGGATCAAAATGGCTGAATTGACGGCGGCACAACGCGCAGCACTTGAAGCGGCACGGGCACGATCAGCCGCGCGGGCGGAAGAATTAGCAGCTACGCCGACCCAGCGTGTGCGCACTGCCGCGCAGGGTCTAACTTTTGGAACAGCCGACGAGATTGAGGCGGGCGTTCGATCAATGGCTACTGGCCGTCCCTATCAGGAAGTGCTGGACGAAATTCGTGGCGGCATTAAAGCGTATCAGCAAACACGACCGGGACAAGCGCTTGCTTATGAAATCGGTGGCGCTGCTTTGCCTGCCTTGGTGGCCGCACCATTTACCGGCGGGACAAGTGTTCCTATGACGCTTGGTCGAATGGCTGGCATTGGCGCTATGCAAGGCGGCGCGTATGCGTTTGGAACTGGCGAGGGTGGCGCTACTGAGCGTTTGGCTCGCGTTCCCGGCGGTGTTGCTGGTGGTGCAGTTGGCGGCGCAGTTGGCGGCGCTGCGGTTCGCGCTATGGGTGGTGCGCTGAATGTTTTGACCGATAGCGCGCGCCGTCTGGTGGGGCGTCGTGGATCAAGCATTGTTGAAAATGAAATTCAGCGTCTTGTCGAGCAAACTGGCCGCACGCCAGATCAGATTGCGGATGACATTATTAATGGTCGCATCTTGGCGGAAAATGAAACAATCCGCGCTTCTGTTCGCAGGCTTTTTGCTGAAGGTGGCGAAGCCTCCCGCACGATCCGAGAAACGCTTGAGCGTCGTGAGCCTCAAACGCGCACTGAAGCGATGGAACAAATCCGCACATATTTGTCGGATGTTGCGGAGCCAAGCGCATTGCAGGCGCAACGTCGCGGGGAAGAAGCGGCGCGAGTTGCTGAACGTGCAGCATATTCTCGGTTTGAAGGGGTGGACGCTCCAAATGAGGTTGTAAAGGCTCTTGAGGACACTCTGCGCCGAGTGCCTGCCGCTTCCAAAGAAGTTGCGGAAGCGCTGCAAGCAAGCACTGGCCGCGCCCCTTTTTACACCATTGCAGAAGATGGAGCAGTGACTTTCAGCCGCCCGCCGACCATTGCGGAAGCAGAGCGTGTGCGTCGAGCCGTTGAAAACCGCGCAAGCGCATTGTATCGTGAGGGAATGGGTGGCGCTGGTGAGGCTGTGGCCGGCGCTGGGCGTGAGTTGCGTGAGGTCATTGATTTGTCTGTGCCTGAGTTGGCTACGGCACGCGGTCAGGCCGCAGCGGTCCGCGCAAATCGTGACGCATTTGAAAACGGGCAGCGTGCGCTTGTTGGTGACGTAAACGAGCGGTTGATGGAATTTTCTCGGCTGACTGATCCGGCTGCAATCCAATCATATCGCGCAGGCTTGATGGCTGCACTTGAGGCGCGGTCGGCCACTGGCTCGCGCCAAAGCATGATCCGCAATCTTGCCAATGAAGAAACCAAAGAGGGCATGATTTTGCGGGCCGTGTTCCCGCAGGATCAGCTTGAAGATGCCCTCTATGCACTTGAAACGGCAAGCAGAAGTCAAGCTGCAGCTAGCGGAATTTTGGGTCAATCTCTAACGGCAGAAACCCTTCTTGAAGGTTCGCGGCAGGGTATGGGCGTTTCTGCATCTGATGTGCTTGATACTTTAAGTGGCAGCCCGATTTCGGCGGCTCGTGTCGCATTTCAACTTGTGCGGCCCGCGACACGCAATCTAAGCGACGCAGAACGCGCGCGCATCGCTCAACTTCTCGTCTCTGAAAACCCTGACCTTGTTCGGCGTGCTCTTACAGACGAAAGCGCAATGGCGGCCTTGCAGCAGTATATCTCTCAGTTTGTGATGGCTGCAACGCGCGGCGCAACTAGCGCTGGTGCGACGGCTGGCGCAATGCCTGCTGCGCCGATCAGTGAAGCCACGGCAACTGGCCTTCTCTCTCAGTGAGGTAATAACATGCAGCCCAAGCGCATGACAGAAGACGAAATTCAAAGCACCGTATATAACGCGATTACGGAAGCGGTGGATTTTGTCGAAACGGAAATCTCACCAGACCGGATTGAGGCGCAGCTTTATTTCGACGGCAAGACCAAGATTGAGTTTGAGGAAGGCCGCTCAAGCGTTGTGGCAACGAAAGTGCGCGACACGATCCGCGCAATCAAGCCCGCGCTGATGCGCGTGTTCTTGCAGTCTGACAAGCCTGTTGAATTCGTGCCGAAAACACCGCAAGCCGTGCAGCCTGCCAATCAGGCGACGAAATACGCGCAGTATGTCTTTCATCGCAATGACGGCTTCAAAATCTTGCAGGACGTTTTTCACGACGCGCTGATTAAGAAGACCGGCGTTGCGAAGGTCTATTACGACGAGACCGTTGACCTTGAGATTGACGAATACAGCAACCTGACGCCGGATCAGTTCTCGCTGATTGAAAACGACCCAGAGATTGAAATCATCGAGTTTGAGCAGACCATTGAAGCCGAAGCCGTGATGGACGAAGCCGGAATGGTGATCCAGCCCGAAATCTCGTATTACAGCGTAAAGGTGGCGCGCGAAAACCGTCGCGGCCAGATCAAGATTGACACCATCGCGCCCGAAGACTTCTTCGTTGATCGGATGGCCGAGAGCCTAGAAGACTGCTACGTCTGCGGCCACGCATCGGAAGCCCGCGTGGGTGATCTGGTAAATATGGGCTACGACTTCGAAACCGTCTACCGCTTGTCTGGCGATGGCGACAGCACTGTTGACGACGAGGAAGAATTGGCCCGTCGCGGCTGGGACGACAACGACGACAACGAAAGCCCCAACGACCCGTCGATGCGCAAGGTGCTGTTCACCGAAGCCTACATGCGGATGGACATTGAGGGCACTGGCGTTCCGAAGATGTATAAATTTATCTGCGCCGGGACATCATACGAACTGCTGGACTACGAACTGTGCGACTATGTGCCGTTTGCAGTCTTTGAAGTTGACCCGGAGCCGCACACATTCTTTGGGCGCTCGCTGGCCGAGATTATCACCGACGATCAGGACGCGGCCACTTCTATGCTGCGCGGCCTGCTTGACGGCATTGCAATGCAGAACAATCCGCGCGTGGCCGCAGTTACCAATTTGGTGAATATGGACGATCTGCTGAACAACGAGATTGGCGGGATTGTCCGGGTCAAGGACATCAACGCACTGCGCGAGTTCGCGGTTGGCACCGGCTCCACGGCTGTCCTGCCCGCGCTGCAATTCTTTGACGAGACTGTGCGCGCCAAGACGGGCGTCACTGGGGCCGCTATGGGGATGGATGCGGACGTTCTGCAATCCCAGACCGCTGCGGGCGTCAATGCCGCTGTGCAGGCCGCTACGGCGGTCTCAGAGTTGATTGCTCGCAACCTTGCCGAAGGCGGCATGAAACAGATGTTCAAGCTGATTGCGCAGATCGCGCGGCAGCATCCGAACCCTGACGAAATGATCCGCATTGATGGCAATTTCGTGGTGGTTGACCCGCGCTCGTGGACAAGTGATCTGGACGTCATCACGAATGTCGGTCTGGGCAACAACCAGCGCGAAGAACGCATTGCCGCGCTGCAAATGACGCTGCAAATGCAGATGCAGATTTGGCAGGCATACG